CGGGCCGTGAGTACGACCCCTAATACGGGCCCAATTCTTCTCCCGTCGCTGTTCGCTTACATGCTCACTCGGTCAATCCCCCTGGGGGAACCGGTTGACGAGGCCGGTTTAGGTTGGTCTCGGCAGCTGGAGGACCACTCCTGGTCCTTGGAGCCCCCAAGTGCGTATACCCGCACGTTTGGTGGGTGGGTTTCCCTTGCATGCATGGGGTAAAGTCCCTTCATCAGGTTATCCGGTGTAGTCCGGGTCCTGGGCATGATAAATACAGGGGGCCCGCTTCCCTCGAAGAGGACTCCAAAGGTTAGGGGAAGGTCCCGCTACTGGTTACCCAATACTGTCCTCCCGGTGACCCGTCGTAGCCCCTTGGTTGGGGCCTCAGAGGGCCGTGAGTATGTTCACATTGTGGACCAATGCTTTTCCCTCCCGGCAGTGAGCCTTAACGGCAATACTTGGGCCTGGTTGCAGTGCAGCCATTGTCCTACTTTCGGACACTGCCTAACCCCGTTAACGGTGAAAGGATCTCCTTCCGTTCGAGTACGAAAGGCACCTCGCCTGAATGCTCTCCCTAAACGTTGGGATACTATCCATGCCATCACCGACTGGGTACGGGGGGAGTTTCTCCCTGCTGCGGGTAGCCTGAAACGGTACGCCCGATTCCTGCAACGGATCCGGGTTGTTCTACTCACCCGGGGTGTCCCGGGCGGGCTCCTCTGAATTAAGGGGGCCCGCTCTGGGTATCTCAATTATCTGGGTAGCACTCCTGGGTCCATGCAGGAGGCCAAGTTCCGGCGGTGGCTGATCCGAACTATTGGCCCCGCGGGGTCTAGGGTTGTCCTGAAAAAACGCATCCCGGTTATCCGGATGGTGCTAACAGCACTAACCTGTCTCCGCGGGTTTCATCTGCCTGTGAAGGTAGATGTCGCCACTATTACGGGTCCGTCCTCTCAGACGGATCTTGGGTCGTGGCAGCCGGCTGTCCCCCTATTTTGGGAGGCAGTTCGAGCTCGCACCCGCCTCAAGCTCACTACCATTCCCTCGTGGGAGAAGTTTCACTTCTCTGTCAAGGCGGGTCCCTCTAAAGGGCTTGCCCTCCTCAGTGCTCTAAGCGAACTAGGGTCCCTTCCGGGATCCCTGATCGAGAGCATTGCGGTAATTGGCGGAGAAAAGCTTCGTGGTAACATGAAGCAGACTCTTGGACTCCTTCCCAGTCTCTGCCTAGGGGGCCCCTATCTCGCCATGAAGGCGGATCAGGCTCTGGTCACCATTCGGAAGATTGTTGGGATCGAGGATAAGGAGGGGAAGACGCGTGTGATTGCGATCGGTGATTACTGGTCGCAGACTGCGCTCCGGCCTCTCCATATGTGGGTCTTCCGGATTCTCCGGCGACTCTCTCAAGACGTGACCTTCTCCCAGGGCTCCTTTGTGGAGAAGGTTGCCGGGTGACCTAAGGGTGCTACCCTGTACTCGGTTGACCTTACGGCGGCGACTGACCGGTTTCCTATCGGTTTTATCGCCTCCGTCCTAGAAGGAGTATTCCCGAAGTCTTATGTCGGGGCTTGGCGC